ATATATGTGTTACTTCTCCAATAATCCAAGACTTCAATCCATAAGTCTTAATAATGGATTGAGTATCCTCAACTACGTTAGCAGGAACCACCACACAATAACCAATACCCATATTAAATGTCTTCTTCATATCCTCTTCTGGTATCTCACCAGCAAGCATAATCTTACTGAATAACTTGGGAATTGGCCAAGCATTATAATCAACATCAACCTTTAATCCTTCTGGCAGACACCTTGGTAAATTACCTGGTATACCACCACCAGTAATATGTGCCATCCCCATAACAGGAACTTCATCTAATAACATCTTAACTAGAGGAGCATATATTATAGTTGGATTAAGAAGTTCTGGTGTATCACTCAAATATATCATATGTCTGAATAACATATCTCTAATCAAACTATATCCATTACTATGAAGACCACTACTCTCAATACCAATAACTACATCACTCTCACGAATTAAACTACCATCTATTATTTGAGATTGTTCTATAATACCCGTACAAAATCCTGCCATATCTCTGATAGGATCTACCATAGATGTTCGTCTTGGATGTTCTGCTGTTTCACCACCCAATAAAGAACAACCTGATTGCTTACATCCTTCTGCTATGCCAGCAACCAATTCTTTTACTAATTCTCCATGCAGTTTTATATCTGAAGTGCAAATATAATCTAGGAAGTATAATGGTTCTGCTCCACATGTAATCACATCATTGACACACATGGCAACAAGATCAATACCTATATCTCTCATAACAGATGGATCACCAGTCGCATTTAATTCGGCAACATGAACCTTAGTTCCTACACCATCAGCACCAGAAACTAATACAGGTTTCTCATACCCTGCAGGAATTCTTGTCATCCCATTAAAACCACCAAATCCACCCAAGACCTCTGGTCTATGAGTAGACTTGACTCTTTCAGTTATACTGCCAACAAAAGCATCTCCTGCTTCTATGTCAACACCAACAGTTTTGTAATCCATCACTCCCCATCATGATTGTGTTGTAATTTTCCAGACATCTCATATGCCTCTTTATTTCCACCATGCCCATGGGCAATACCCATCTCATGCATTTTAGCATGTTCGTCAATCGGGTCACGTAAATCTACTTTTCCTGGCCCTATGGTTAGATATAGACCATATCCCATAATAAAGAATAGTAATCCTACAATAATAAAAACTAAAATCATTCTACAAAATCCTTCTCAGTGAATAAACTACGAAGTTCCAAACCTACTAGTTTCATAGCAGTATCTGCTTCTCCATTTTCTTGTCTATCGACAATAGAAACAATACGATTAACCTTATAACCTGCTTCCCTTAATCTCTTAACTGCCTTGATAGCTGACCCACCAGTTGTTATTACATCCTCTAAAACAGTAATAGTAGAATCTTTTTCTGGTAATGGGCCTTCTATGTAAGCCTCAGTTCCATGACCTTTTGCTTCTTTACGTACAATCAATGCACTCAATTTTTTACCATCTTTATTCATCCATGATTTCATAGCAACACTACAAACCAAAGGATCAGCACCTAAAGTAAGACCACCAACTGCTACAGAACCTTCTTCTATTTCTTGCAATAACAATTCAGATACAAAGTGCATGTATAAACCATGTAATATAACTGGTTTACAGTTTATATAATGGTCAGTCTTTCTGCCAGAAGAAAGGGTATACTCGCCCTTCTTGTATGCCAGTTGTTTTAGTATTCCTAAAACATCATCCTTAAGTTCCTTCATACCTGTTCCTCCATCCATGAATGAATTGCTGCATCATACTCAGCAGTATGTTTGAATGCTTCTAACATAAATTGCTTTCTTAATTCATCCACGGTAACAGAAGATATATTACCATTCAATGCATCAAGATAAATTCCATACTGATGTGGATTAGTTAATATAGCAACATCTTTATAATTCTTTGCTGCTGATCTTACCATACTAGGGCCACCAATATCGATATTCTCAATTGCTTCTGCAAGAGTTACATCTGGTTTAGCAACTGTCTCTTTAAATGGATACAGATTTACTGCAACAATATCAATTAATCCAATATTATTTGCCTTACGATCTATCTCATGTCTAGGATTTCCACGTTGAGAAAGAATACCACCATGAATCTTTGGGTGTAATGTCTTTACTCTCCCATTCATAATTTCTGGTGAACCAGTGTACTCAGATACCTTCATTACTGGTATTCCTTCTGCCTTCAGAGCAGCAGCAGTTCCACCACTAGATATAATTTCATATCCAGCACGAACTAATCCTTCTGCAAAATCAACAATACCATCTTTATTCGAAACACTTAATAATGCGTAATAACTCATAATTTTTTAATGTAAGAAATGTCGTTTACCTGTAAATATCATAGTCATACCTAACTCATTACAAGCATCAATAGACTCTTGATCTTTGATACTTCCACCTGGTTGGATGACTGCTTTGATACCATAATCATATGCTAATCTTACAGTATCACCAAAGGGAAAGAACCCATCACTTGCTAATGCAGCACCACTAACTTGTGTATATGATGTTAAGGCAATCTTTGCTGAACCCACTCGATTCATTTGCCCTGCACCTACACCTAATGTAGCTCCATCACTAGCCACTAAAATAGCATTAGAACGAACGTGACGACAAACCTTCCATGCAAAAGTAAGATCAATTCTTTCTTGAACTGTTGGTTGTCTTTCACTAACTACTTTCCAATCATCAACATTTGCTAGTTCATTATCCTTTTCTTGAACAAGAACACCACCAAGAATACTTCTGACGTTATATGGTTTTAGTTGCATATTATCTATATCCAACTCAAGCAATCTTAAGTTCTTTTTAGCAGCAAGTATTTCCTTCGCTTCATTACTAAATGATGGAGCAACGATACATTCATAAAAAGCACCTATAATCTCATTAGCACACTCAGTATTTACCTCTCTATTCAAAGCAATGATTCCACCAAAGCAACTGACTCTATCAGAATCTAATGCTCTTGTTAATGCAGAATCTATTGTCTCTCCGATTGCAACTCCACATGGATTTGTATGCTTAATTACAACAGCAGCAGGTTCATCAGGAAATTCTTTTACTGTTGATACTGCTGCATCTAAATCTATAAGATTGTTATAACTTAACTCTTTACCTTGTAGTTGGTTTGCTGATGACAAACCGTGGTCTGGGTAAACACACCACGTTGCATTCTGTTGTGGGTTCTCACCATATCTTAAAGACTGTTTGAACTTTAACCCAGTTAATAATTTAGAAGAATCATGCATTAAACATCACCTTCCTTTCTGTTCTCTGAGTAATGAACATCAAACTCTCCACCAGGATATCTTGCCTTTAACTTCTCTACATTCATTTCAATAATCT